TCCCCACTGGATAGTGAAACCATTTGCAAATTTAACAAAGCCTGCGCTAGCATCAAGTTTAGATGCTACTATAGCACCTTGGCCCAACAAATTTTTAATTGTAACAAGTGTACTAGCAGGAGTGTCTTTCCAATTTGCACTTCCAAGGATTGCTTTGATTTGGTCTGTTATAGGAGAGTGAGATGAAGTAGATGAGTTATGCTCTTTAAGTTGTTCCTGATTAACTAGCGCCCCCATATTAACTGTGAGTGATACATTGCCAGTGTTACTAAACATCATTCCGATAGTTAGCTCTTGAGATACAACAACCGCACCCCCTTCTGCCGGCATTCTATCAGGTTCAGGATCTGTTAGGTATGCATACAATATTTCTCCTTTATCTGGATCATTGGCAAATAACCCAATTTCTGACATTCTAAATGCCTCTTTTATGCCGTTATTTGTAATAAACGTATCAACGCTTACGATTTTACCTTCTTGTTTAACTACAAAATTAGTAGTCTCCCATTTAGAGGAGATTACATCAGTTAGTGCCAATGGATTCGTTGCATTAACGCCACTACCGACTTTGATTTTAGTGAATGTCAATTTAGTTTTGCCTGCATTTACCTTCGCTTGAAGATCAGCACCGATATCAGTCATGGTTGCATTTGACCATTCTGCCATATATTCCTCCTATCTAACGCTATTATCTAGCGCTACATTAATCTTCGTTTTCTTAGATTCAACGGTGTAAGACGTTACATGGGTATTCAAATTAATGCGCCATGCATTCGTGAAATCACACTTGATATTCACTTTCCTAGATACACCGCACCATCCGGCAAAATACTTATTGAAGTTAATTCGTCGAATGAATTCAATACCATCTAGCCAGGACCGTACATTTTTAGCCGCATTAATAGCACGTACAAGCTTAGCTATATCTGTTTCGCCTCTTAATGGGGCTGTGATTAGCGTAACCTTGAAATAGTACGGTTTCCCGCCATATTCAAACCATTCTTCGGTTTTTGAATCAGAATATATAGTCTGTACGGCCTTTTCAACAGCATACGGCGTGCCCTTATGGCGGTGAATATCAATTGAGTTCTTCACCATTTCACGTTTAGTCTCTATCGGTAACCCACTATCATAGTCATCCACGTGTAATTGATACGCTAAATGATCAATTACACTCTCTGGTTCAGTATCAATAGACGACCATAATAGCAGAGTATTCGTATTCATAAATTCGGCCAGCATATCATCCCACGTTTTAGCAAGGGACTTAACTGGTTCCCTATCGATTGAGGACGGAAGATGCTCCGCACTAGTATACTTGCTATCAAGTATCATTCTTCCTCACTTCCTGCGAGCACTACAGCGATTGTATTGGCTACTGCCACGCCGCTTTGTTCTGCAATCGGGGTAAATATAGGTGCCGTTACTTCAACGCGTTTAATTCCGGATACATCCATGAGCATTTGAACCAATCGACTGGGTACTATATCACGGCCCAATTTTGACTTTTGCCATATAACATAGTCATTAACTGCTTTATCTGCCTTAGCTTTTACCACCGTTGCATCGGCGCCTTTTTCAATGTAATACTTAGCGTCGATGTTATATTGCGTAGTAGTAGGTGCTAATACAGTTAGCTTATCAGTCAGAGGCCTACGTTTCTTATCAGATAAATAATCCGTAATAGTCGTGAGCAATTCTTGCCCAGGAAGTCCTCCTCCTGCTAATAAGGGATAAATATTAACCTCACCTGGACGTGGAGAAGATACGCCTACATCTGCCACAAGGTGCGACGCGGACTTTGTAAAATACTCATACGCCCCTTCAGGGCCTGCCACAGAGAACGATTCTAGAGCCTCATGAATACGTTCGCGATACGATTCGTCGTCCTCTGTATCAGAACCACCTTCAGATAGAGTTATATTACGCATCGTATCCACATAAGCTATAGAATCAATAATTGTACTTATCTCGCCCGGCTTAAACCCATTGCCTCGCGCCCCGGCAATTTGTGCTTCTGCTTTTACGGATCCATTAAGTTGACCTGGTAGAATAACCAAATCCTCAACAGTAGCAAAATATTCGCCACTTCCAGTTGATATTCTAGTCCACTTTGGAATAATGACAGAGTTCGTGCGCACTGCTGACAATGTTGCTTGAATTGTTGTAGTCGCTTTCGTTGCCTTTAATCGCTCAACAGCAGCAGGAACAGCTCCAACATGGTCCAAGTTATCGCCTTCTGCATAGGCTAATAGATTTTGTTTAGCTGCATAATTTGCATCGTTCAATAATCGGATAATAATTTCCGAAATTACATTTAAAAATAAAGTAACAGGATCGCCCTCTCCCAAGGTTCGCCCTGTTATTGTTGTGTAAATATCAAATACCTTCTGTTGAACGTGTTCTTTATCTGTGTTAAAAAACTCAACATTAGGTAAATCAGATAATCTCATACAGTCACCATCACTTTCGGAATCAACGCCCCATTTTGTGTGGCGGTAAATGATATATCACTAATTTTGGCACGTGGTTCATACCGTTTAATTTGTTGGAATATGTCGTTAGATAGATGAGCTTGCGCCTGATGGATAGGCATATCAATAATGCGACCATCAATACCAAACTCCCTATCTAGTGGCACGCTACCACGAACAGTAGAAATAATCGTTTGCACATTCTGCAAAATCTCAGCGACTTCACTTTCAGGTGCTAGCGATATCCTATTGTCAGTTACTGGTTTAATTTCATACGTTGCTGACATGGCTAGAACCTCCTCAATATCGTATTAACTTTATTGAACTTCTGACCATATTGATTTAGCATGGACTTTTCTTCTACTGTATTATTATCCGAATATTCCTCAAGAGTTAGAGAAACCTCAATAGATTGAGTCTTACCGTATGCATCCGTGAATAAGCTATCCTCGCTCATAGACATGATGACAAAGTAGTTTTGACTAACAGGTTTACCACCGATAATAAACGGTAATACAGCCCCCGTATCGCGATAATTTCGCAATTTCTTAACAGTACTATCTGGAGATTGTCCAAGTGATGCAGAAATAAGAATCTTACATGTAATTTGTTCCACATCAGGTCCGCTAAATTGTTTGACAGGCTTTTCTAACATCAAATTGTGCTTTTCCCATCGAGCACTACCTGAACGCGTTACATCCGATACAGTAAGAACATTATCTAATGCGGTATAAAATACTATATCCGCCAAATAACCGATATACATCTATACCTCCTATTCTGGTCCTGATGTTGTAGAACCACCAGACACTACACCGCCATGCACATGATGAACTAAGGAAATACCATTGACCACTACATCCCCACCGCTTGAATTAATTGATAAAGTACCTCCAACATTAAGAGTCATATCTCCAGGAACAGTAAGCACACGTTTACCATTATCCGCACCGCCTGGAGTCGGATCCGCACTACTAAAGAATGTGCCAATAATGAATCCATCGGAAAACCCACGTCCGGACCGATTAGGCAACATAATGCACAATACCTGGTCATCAATAGCCGGCATCCAATAGTCCTTATCATGTGCTGCACCTCGATTAATGACAGATAATGGCGCCGTTACAACACCTTCTCTATCTAGGCGTGTAACAACGGCTTTACCTTCTTCAGGAATTGTACTTGAAACATTTCCAATAAATATCATATCCACTAATGTGGATAATATGTCAGTAGCCATTTAAACACCTCCTTACATCAATCGACGTTGAATAATTGGCCCCTAATGTATGCGTTGCTTTAGTAATTAAATAATTACCATCGAACACCCCAAATCCTTCGAGATTAACCGTAACCGATGCCATAATAAGAGGATTGCCAGGAAAACTAAAAGACATTGTATCGGCTTCTTTATTGGCTTCTCTTAGCTTCTTTTTAGCCAATCTCTTTGCCTCAGCCTTATCTTTAACCTGTTCATTAACCTCTAATACAGCAAGGTACGTGTGGCCCTTACGGTCAGGATCTTCGAATGTATCCTCGATAACGGATTTCTTATCCTTATCTGTATATTTCACATGGCATGCTCGATATACTTCACGAGTTTTACTTTTGTACGAATAAGATAAGGCTCTAGTAATAATCAAAGGCGGTTGCTCGCCTTCCTTCGTCTGTACAGGTTGATATTGGCCACCTGGTCTACGAATTATAACTTTAGGCTTCACGTTTTCGTATTTGTAATCATCGAATATAATCAACTGTTCAGTGGATACCTTAAGAGAAAACCCCGCATCATTGCATAGTTTCTGCAAGAATGCGAGGTCTGATTCAGCACTTTGTGATGCATCTTTTAACGGTGGGTCAAAATCCGCATCCCATACTAGCTTTAATTTATTATCTTTTGCTTTCTCGGTAGCAATCGCTTTAAGCGTTGTAGTTTTCCACGATTTGTCTTTCTTTTTCTCCCGCAAGTCAGTACTACCGATAATAGCGACACCTTTGATTTTAACTACATCAGGAAGGCTACTGCCCTCGAATTCATCAATTTCAAATTTGCCGATTGGCAACGTAAATTGTTCATCCCCTAATTTCTCCCATGCTACGGTATTAATTGCCACTTCTAGTAATGACCCTTTCACAGGGTACCAATCGCCGACCCATAGACGGCCCCTATCTTCTAGTGAGATAGCCACGTCATCTACAGTTCCTGAAAGGTTATCTGTGAAAGTTACATCAAGAAGGTATTTACTAATATCGTCGGTGATGTCCTTTGACTCCTTACTCCCCCAATGTTGGTAACCAATCGTACACCATGCCCGCCGTGCTAACTTCGTTTGTGGCGTTAAATCTTTCTTCCATTTCTGGACCTTAGCTAGGCTCTTTTGTAAGCTCATATACTATCGCCTCCATGGTGGTAAGAATTCAGGCAAGGAATCAGCAGGAACATCTGGGCATGTTAACACAACACCAGCGGAAAATATCGCCGTATTACGATGTTTTTGGTTTGCTTCTAACAATAGATTAATGTATCGTTCGTTGCCATACACCTTATAAGCGATTAAATCCCACATATCCCCTTGTATTGTTGTATAACTAGTCATAACTTAACCTCCGTTGTCCGGCGGTATAGCTACGCATCATTTGTTCAAATTCACGCATTTTAGCGTCCAATGCCGACATAATATCATCAGTTGAACCATTACCAGCATTAATAACTGGTGCAAATGTAATCTGTACAGGCGCCCCACTATTACTAGATGAGGATGTCACAGGTACGCTAGGTGCTAATGATACAGTAGGCACTACAGCTGACTGCGCACCACTCACACCTAACATTCGTCCGGCCGTTTGCCATAAATTCATAGCATTAGCACTACCATCAATAGGAACTACAACTTCTGGATAACCAGCTTCCCCTATCCATGATAATTCTGGGGATGTAATAACACCGCCGTTTGCTCTCTTACCAACCTCTCCAGCTGCGGAAACACCAACTGTGAAACCGCCACTAAATTGAGCCTTAATACTCTCCCATGCTCCTGCGATTGCATTAGATACAGCACTCGGAATTTGACTTATCCAGTTTAACACAGCATTATAGGCATCACTCGCCCATTGCTCTGCAGCCGCTACAAACGCCACTCCGGCTTCGGCGCAGGCACTAGGTAATTTTACAAGGAAATCAATAACACCATTAACTAAATTACTAATCCAAGAGGTAGCCGTAGCATACGCTTCAGAAGCAAACGAGATAACTGCCGCTACGAATTCAGCGCCTAAAGTGATCATGTACATAGGCAAATTGATTAAAAAGTTATAAATATCATCGACCATAGCACTAAAAGTAGTTACTGCGAAGTTATAACACTCTGTCGCGAACGATACAACGGCAGATATAACAGCAGTACCAACTTGTACCGCAATCTCTGGCAATCGCAAAATAATGCCTATTATGAATCCTACGGCCATACCAATATATGTTGGTAGGTTTAACCATAGATTTACATAAGCAATTATTGCCACTTTCAATGCATTAAATGCGCTAAGGCCTAATGATAAGAACCCATTAATTACAGCCATAATACCGGATATAATGGCGCTCCATGCGGAACTTAAAGCAGAACATACGCTATCCCATATTGAACTCAATCCAGAACATACACTATCCCAAACAGATGTTAACGTGGCACAGATAGTATCCCAATTAGTTACTAATAGGTATATCACCGCAATAATCGCCATGATAGCGATTACCCATGGACCACCTATTAATGCACCCGCTGCTTTAAATGCACCCGTTGCCGTTTCTACACCTTTAAATGCCGTGGTAATTGTAGTAATACCTGATGCTAGTTTTGTAGCCGTACCATACAGTAAGGCTAATTTCAATCCATTAGTGACTACGGCGGCAATAGCTTCCTTATTATCCTTCATGAAGGTTACAACAGCTTGCAATACCGGTATTAGTGCCGGTAATATTTGCTGAGCAATCGGTATAAAGGCTTGTGCCAACCCTAATGCAACTTGCGTAGCTTCCGCTTTCAAGATGTTCATTTGTAGCCATATTTCATGGAGTGATTTAGGATCTATTCCGACGCCTTTGATTTGTGATGCGGCCGCTTGTGCATCTGCATAGTTCTCAAATACTTTAGTAAGCTCCATGCCTTTTGCACCTAGCGTTTCAAGCATGAATTCTTGTCCCCGGCCTTGTGCTACCGCATTTTGGTAACCTTTAGCCATTGCATCCAACTGTTGATTCATAGGCAATAACTTGCCATTGGCATCGGTTAAGGATACACCAAATTGACTGAGATATCCTTGCAAAGCTTCAGCACTTTTACCGCCACCAGCCAAAGTCTTATCCATTTTAGCGAAAGACTTTGCGGCCGCTTCTACATCAACACCACTTAATGTCATAATCTTCTTAAATTGTGCCGTTTCAGCGGTTGTCATATGTAATTTATTAGACAATTGATAAAGTGCTTCGCCAGCATTTACTACATTATCTATAATGGCACCAATACCAAACCCACCGGCGGCAACCATAGCGAAACTTGCAAGCTTTCCTGTAATACCACTTACCGCAGCACTAGCACCTTGCGCAGCTGATGCAGCACCTGCTAAAGGACTTGCACCACCCATTTTACTGATTGCATTTTGATGCGCCGTCTGACTTGCGATATTAGACCGTAACCGGGCTTGCCGTTGTAACATAGAATTCAGCTTTTGCTCAGCTGCAATTGCTGCGTTCCTATCGCTAACATTACCAGTCTTTTGCGATATAGCTTGTAGTTTTCTATATTGCGCCTGTTGATCTTTGATTACATTAGATAATTTATTGAGTTCCTGAGATGCTTTTGATACGGAGGAAGATAACCCGCCATCGAGTTTACCTTTAATGGCAATCGCCATTTCTAAGACTTTATTGGCCATTATTTTCTCCCTTTCATTGTTTTATTCTCGCGCTCGATACTATCACTAATGAGCCGAACGTGGACTATGAACTCATCCATGTCTAGCTCTCTAATGAAGTAGTCCATCGGTGTGCTAGTGTATTTACTACACGTAATTGCACACTCAGTAAAATACCGTTCTAGGTCTGTTATTTTTCGGAATTGAGCAAAAAATTCTGTACCTCTAAGCACACTCTAGTGAAATCGGCAGCCGGGAGACTATAAATATCATCCACTTTACATCCGCATACAGCAGCTGCTACATGTGCTTGATACGTCATGGATAATGCCGGAACTGTAATAGTTTTATCTTCACCCTTAGCGGACTTTTCGCATTTAATTAATGTGTACCCGCTGATGCCTTCAAATTGTAAGGAATGACCAGCTTTTACTAATTCAATACCTGTTTGTTCATGTGTTTCGTTCATAGTGTTATGTTTACTCATTAGTGATCGTCCTTTCTACAGACTAAATACCGAGTGCAGCACGAACATCGCCAAGGAAGTCGGTGCCATCAGAAATAGAATCTTTATAGGCGTATTTATCGATTTCACGAACTACCTTGCCATCTTGTTCGAGTTTCAAGTATGTAGTTTCGATTGTGTTCGTTGCATCGATAGTATTGCCAGATTCATATGTGCCATTTTCTTTAGATTTAGCACGGCCACGAATAACAGCACGTGTAGGCACGATTACATATTTATCTTTGCCACTATCCCAACATTGGATAGCACCACGTACTTCTAAGCGTACGCCACGACCACCTGTAAGGCGGTGTGTAGTTTCTGTTGGAGTGTTCCAAGTAAGTTTTGTTTCCATAGAGGAGTAGTGTCCAATAACTGGCGCTTCTACTTCACCTGCAATGCCCACACCTTTTACAGTTTGAGTCATTACAGATTCACTAGGTAATTCCACTTTGGCAACACCTAAACAGTTGTCAGAGCCTTCTTCGTATACACGGAAGTCATTAAGTACTTCCGGCACTTGATTGATAGATGCCATGATTAATTACCCCTTTCTATACTGTTTGAAATAGTGTTTTGAAATAAGAAACATCGTATTCAGAAATGCTTTCAATTTCTTGCGCTGGAATTGGAGGTGTACGGTATTTATGGAAGCGAATAATACCATTCAACAAATCTGTTGTAGGGTTTTCTGCTTCTTTGAATTCAATACGACCGCCCAAGATAAAGCCACGAGAAGTAAGACCGTTAAGACGGATTGTTTCACTATCAAGAATTGTCTTGATATTACGAGGCAAGATAGGCATATCCACTTTTTGCCAATAGGTTAAGATGAATGTTTGGTCATCCCAATCATTGAACCGGCGTACACAAATGAATGTATCCTTAACATCAGTTGTGCCAGGATATGCACCTGTATAGTTACCCCAAGATACCCAACCATTGATATTAACGGCCGTCATAATACCTTGAGAGTTCAATAAGTTTGCTTGCGAATGCGTAAGCATTACTTCCTTACCATTAGCTAAGCACAAGCCTGTTATATTCATAGACTTATTGGAAGGGGATAACGTAGGAATATCGCTATTGGATGCATCACATTTGCCAATAATGCCCATGATGTGCGTAGACATATGGAACATATAATCGTCATTGCGAACCATCGGCCAACATACGACTTCAGATTCACCTGTATAGCTATTACCTTTCTTCCATTCGTAAGCATCTGTGTATTTAACAACTTGTGTAGTATCGATATCTACCAAAGTAGTCGCACCAAACAAGTTATTAATAACACGAGATTTTGCTTTCATCACGGAAGCGACTGTAGGATGTTGAGAGAATCCAGGTGCAGCAATAAGACCAGGTACAATACCGAAATGATGATAGATTGTATCAATCAATTCAAAGCCTGTTGCTTTTTCATTACTATCTACACCGCCGATTACGTTTTTATAATCGAAGTTTTCTACATCGAGTTCATCGTATGTGAGGTCCAATGTACTTGCGGAATCGAACTTACCACCTTTGATAACAGAGATGATTAATTGATTTTTGTCATCAAATGCCGCCGTGTAATCTGTGTTGGCCACACCTGTTTGACCGCCACTAGATACTTGCAATGTGTTAAGCAATACTGCAGCTTTTACAATGCATTTCTTTTCTGTCAATGTAGCAGTTGTTGTAGTGGATTTCTTATGTTTAGCAGGATCCAATACGTTAACAAATACGATTGGAGCTACGCCATACAATTTGAATTGTGCGTACATTGCTTCACACAATGTGAAATGTGTCCAATCTTCAGAATAGCCAAGTTGTTGAACAGCTTCTTCCCAGCTATAACAGATGATTGGCTTATTAATTACTGCGCTAGGGTCTTCTGTAAGGTGTACAGGTGCAGTACCGAACACAATTGGAAGGCCGGCAGTAGTTTGGACAGGAGCAATTACAGAGGTAGCTTGCTCACTTGTTTTGACGCCATGATAAAAGGCCATTTACTTCACTCCTTTATAATTCTTCAATGCGTTAACATAGAATACATTTAATTGTGTGCCTTGTGTTCTCACATCAATCATTGCTTGGTTGAGTTCGTCCAGAGGCACGAATAAATGCATAAAAATAGGGTCTTCCGCTTCCGGCAGTGGTGCACCGTCGCTAAATACCATGAATTGATTTAACCGGCTACTGCGGAACGAAGGCCCAACATATACAACAGGGTTCATCGTTGTCTCCTATTCAATTACTTTATTATCCGTAAATATCTTGTTAAGATTTCTACGAATAACTGGAATGTACACTTCAAATTCAAGATATCCAACCCATTGAGGGTATGGTTGATCATCAGGAATTGTTGTATTAACGGTATTCTCCTTAATTTCATATTTAAGTGCTACTGGATTATCAGATAGTAACCGCTCACGCACTACCTCTAAGAGGTGATATAGTCCGACATGACCTTTTGTTAAGGCCTCGTCATAAGTAGTTACCAATACAGTAATACCTACCGTCGAACTATCCGCATCACTAACAGAATACGGATGCACTACTACGGCTGGACATAACTTGCGCTTATCTTCATTCTTATCCACCCTTGGTAAGAACCCGCTCCATACTCGAATAGGGCTCGTGGTAACATCACTTGTTTCATTTAGCTTGCGCAACTCATCCATGAGATAGGCGGCAATGCCGTCTGATACATCTAATGGTGTCATTAGTTACCTCCTAACGCACGCTCTAATTCGTGATATAGGCGCTTTTCATACATTTCCATGCCTTCTTTTTGCATGGCATTCATAACAGTTTCATTACCAAACATTTGCGGTAAGGCTGGTCCATATATCCCTTTTAATGGGTATCGGTCCTTGCCTTGGCGTTTCATGAATATACCAGATGCACTAACAAAGCCATTTGGTACCTTTGTTTCTGTACCTTTTTTAATAGACACAAACACACCTTTTCGTTTAAGCGATTTAATCTTAAAGTACTTTTGAGCGCTAGTATAACCACCTTTGATACGCATTTCTGTGCCATCATTCAATTTATTAATAGATACACCAGACTTTACGACCGATACACCTTTAATGGCGTAGATATTACGTAGTGCTTGCGTACCTGCTTTTCTTGCGGTTGTTGCAGCACGCTTAGATGCGGCTTGGCAGACACGTCGAACTCTATCTTCTTTTAATGTTTCCAGTGCTTTTTCAATTGTTTTCACTGCACTTTTATCAAGTTCTAGCTCAACCATCCTTCAACACCGCCTCTAGCTTCTGCTCTAAGTTCGATAGACACGATCCCATCTTCTTCCGTTGCACTTTGAACGATGTACACATCATCATCTAATCGGAATACGTTTCCCTGTGATGGAATTTCAGGGATGTCCTTTAATTTGCAATGCACAAATACAGACACCCCGTGTAATCCGTCATTTGATACATGAGAGCCATTCGACAAGAATGACTCCCTCGCCGTTGGCGATTGGATAATCGCTTTAGCTACTGTGCCATTTAGATTATGCCCTTCGGCGAATTCGTCTTCATTAAGGAATACATCGTCAATATCGCTTTCTAGGTAATCTCTAAATCGCATTATTTTTTCACCGTAACTTCCGCATCAACTTCAGGTAATTCCATTTCTTCTTCTGGTTCATCTGGAACGACTTCCAATGGTTCCGGTACTTCGATAGGATCATCTTCAGCAGATTCAAACTTATCAGATTCAAGCAAGGACAACGCAACCGTTTTCTTTTTGATGTCGACTACTTCGCCTTTGCCATACATCTCGCCTTCATGTGCTAAATAACCCTTTAATACTCTGATTTTCATAAGTAGGTTACCCCCTATTTAGTCTTAATAGTAGCCCAATCGTCGATAGTTTCAGGAATCAATACGCAACGGGAGTATACAGACAATGTTAATTCTTGTGTAGCCTTATTAGCATAGTAGTAAGGTACATAAATGCCTGCATATGTTGTGAATTGATTGTCATCGTTGAGCAATGTTACTGCTGCATGTTGTTGACGGCCACGGCCAGGAACACCTAATACTGCTGCATCATCACCAATAAAGGATTTTACTTTACCTTCATCATCTTGATATGTTTCAAGGTATGCGTACACATCAATATTCAAAGACATGATACGGCCAACATATCGAACTTGTGGAGACAAGTATTCAGGAGCAAAACTGAACATAGACATGTTTTCGCGATTAGGAATTGCTAACATTTTGTTGATGGATGCATTATCAAGAATGTATTTTTCAACGTTTTTACCAACGACTAACACAGTTGGAACGATACCTGCGTTTTCTTGAATTTTTTCGGACGCCATTTTCAAGTCGCCATAAATGTCAGCACCCGCTTGGTCCCAAGTAGTAGTAGGTGTAATGTCTTGTTCAAATTCGAAATCAATTTCATCAACTTGAACTGTTTCACCATCGTCAGCATAGCCTTCGATTTTGCATTTACCAGTAGTAAGCAAATCGGCTGCCATTTTATTTTTACGATTAATAATTGTGCCTTGTAAGTAAGACAAATCTTCAGCTTGCATTTGTGCGGCACGTTGTGCAGGTGTCATTGTAGACACAATGTTTTCAGCAAATGCACGTTGATCAAGTTGTTCTGGGTCAATAACTGTACGAGGGCCCATCATAGGTGCTTCGTATAAAGCAATTTTAGATCCTGCACGTTTAACATTAACGCCAGATGCACCACGAGATACGAAAGGTGCTAATGTGCGACCACGTTTACGAGTTTCTACTGCGATTTTTTTAGAAGTTGCAACTGCTGGAACTTGTGGGAAGAAAGTATCAAGCAAGAAACTTGCCGGAGTTTTCATTCGTTCCACAGCTTGCATCAAGGAAAATGTATCTTTGAAATCAATTGCCATTATATAGTTCCCCCTATTTAATGCTAGTTAAGAATAAGTGAGCGTCCTTGAAGTCCGCTTCATGATCATTAATTTTGTAAGCTTGGTCAACTACCAATACTTCACGATTAAAGCGACCGGAAATGTATACAGTTAATACATTGTGGTCAGTAGTTGCAGTAGTATCAGATACTACGATACCCGCAGGCTTACCACTTGCGATTTTTTGGAATGTACCAGAGTTGTTTTCAAGAACTTGGCCACGTTTATAATCACCGGCTACTACTTTTACATTTTGAGTTAATACAGGTACACCGCCACCACCTAATAGGTAATCAGCTGCGACACCATTTACTTGTTCGAAATATGCCATTATTTACCGCCTTTCTTAGCATTCGCAAATGCTACGACTTCATCAATTGCACTAGCTTTTGCTACTGCATCATTGGTTTCTGGTGTAGATGCACCTTGAGGGGCCACTTTATCCGCACCAGATTCCATTTGATCAATAACTAATTGTCGAATTTGGTCAACTACTTTGTTATCACTTGCAGGAATATCAGATACGGCAGAGATGAAAGGTGTTACTTCATTTACTGTTTTACCTTCTTTAACAGCTACATCAACTAAACGATTGACGACTTCATTATCACCTTTTAACGTATTTAATGCTTCAACGCGTTCGCGTTCTGCTGTTACTGCTGCGTTTTCTGCAGGTTCATTTGTAGAAATACCGAGCAAACCTTTTAAGCTTGCCATGAATTGGTTTTCAGTCATAGGTTTCTCCTTACTTGTTAAAAATTGTTTGATTTTGGCTTCATTTTTGGCCGAGTATTTGCAAGATACTTTGTTTACGATAACCATTCCGTTATTCATAACAGCTTTGTCCGTAATCGCCGTATCTACTTCATCAATCAGGCCGTAGGACTTCGCCTCGTCCGCCGTGAGCCACGTTTCATCATCCATAAGTGTATTTACCTGTTCAGATGTCAAAACGTCGCTACGGCTCAAATAAACGTTTGCGATTGTCTGTTTAACACTCGCCAAATAGTTAGCCATTTTAGTTAATCCGTCCGCATCAAAGCTATCACCTAGAAATACAGATGGATTGTGAATCATGTACAGAGCATTACTTGGCATGATTACCTTATCCGCCGCACAGGCAATAATTGTAGCAGCACTTGCGCATAAGCCATCAATATGTGCTGTTACTTTGCCAGTATAGGCTTTGATCATATTGTGGATAGCTTGTGCTGCGAACACGTCACCACCACCAGAGTTGATGCGCATTGTTAAGTCATTACCATTACAACTAGCCAAGTCACTTGCAAATTCACGTGGTGTAATTTCATCACCCCACCAAGAGGTATCAGAAATATCACCATACAAAATCAATTCAGATTGACCGGTACCATCTTGATTTACAAAATTCTTAACAGACCAAAATTTATTCATCCTCTTCACCTCCTTTCGCTTCAGATTTAGAGCCAACGGAAGGATTTACCGCATCAGCTAGCCCCATGCCATATTTCTCCATGAGTTGCTTTTCAAATGCAAGTTGTGCAATGTTTTCTTCAAGGTCTGTCCCTGTCATTTCAGCCGCTTCACGTTCGCGAGTGGAAACTCCATTCTTAATGCGAAGGGTACTACCATTCATATCCTTAACAGGGTCAAGGATGGACATCGTTGGTCCGAACCAATCGGCATTGCACCATGCTTTTCGAATTAATGGATCATCAAAGAAACCAGGCGCTTCAATTCGGCCGTTCGCTACTGCTTCCATTAACCATATCTCATAGATTGGTTGGCAGAAGTCACGAGCGAACCACTTTCGCCGTAGTTTATATTCTTCCCAAGCCTGTAACATTGCTGCACGGCTTGCAGAATACGAAGAGTTAAAGTTCTTCATCAATACTTCGTAAGGCTGGTTAAGTGCAGCACCTACTTGTTTGATGAGTTGGGTACTAAATACTTCAAAAGTAGATTGAGCATTGGAAGCATCAACACTTTTTACATCCACACCTTTAGGTAAGGCATTTAATGTGCCAGGTCCTAAATTGTATTCTGATACATCGACTACTGGTTCCGTTGGATCATCAACACCATTGTCGGCCAACATATCATTTAATGAACCTGAATTAGTCACGGCTTCCGTAAAGAATAACGCAAAATACGATTTAATAATAGCCGATGTAAGCTCTGCATTTGTATATCGATACACTTGCTTTAGCGTTTCAATAACTGGAGCCAAATAAGGAACTCCTCTATACTGCTCTGGTCTAGTATCATTACTAATTTGCAGTACATTCGGAATGCTTGTACGCTTGCCGTATGCTTCAACCCTTGCCCATGTCGTTAACACGCTTGTAATTGGTTCGCCAGGTACTTGATTAGATACCCAGTAGGCTACAATAGCACCGTCAGTATCGATTTCTATACCATTCAATATGCGGTTCCCATTATCTTGGTTAAGCGCTTCAACGCCAGTTGGGTCGCCTGTAACATATGTGGAATCAGTAAGCGGATTACTTACACGATTACCTTCAATTAATTGAAGGCGCAACGTATACGGCATATCTGGTGTTGTCGGCTTACGTCTAAATACCGCAAAACTATCACCATCTGTGAGATATCCTTGATATGCTATGCTTTGCATGTCATATAAATTGTTCTTACGGTAGATATCACAGTCTTTTGATTCGGCCCATAAATCAAACTCAGCACGAACCTTACGAGCCCATGCTCTAGCCTCCTCTGCACTGATTCCCAAGATTTGAAACTTAGGTCTAGGGAACACGTTGAGGCCTGCGCCAACTGTATGAGTAGTGCTTGTGTTGATTGCAGCCGTGCCAACTGGTGTATTGATAGCTAAATCTGCGGATCTATCACGCAAAGTCGATAAATTCGCACCAATATCAGCCTTATAACCCAGTTTTCTAGGGTTATATCCCTTCAATGATTTGTTATTATTAGAGGCTCCACCCTCACTATATCCGCTATTTTTAGCCCTCGGAGTGCCTATTTTAGCGCTAAATTTCTTGTTTTTTCTCGCCATTTTAGTCTCCTAATCTCTAAAAACTACCCGTTTTGACCGGTTTCCACGTCCATTATCGGTATCCATACCGGGTAATTTGGCGCCTCTTGCCACTAAATCATCAATCATTTTTCTTACTTCAGCCAAATTTGCCCTTGTAAGAGTACGATTTCCGATTGTATAGCTTTGCCCGGTCAATATTGCCTCCTCAGCTTTGACGTACCATTCTAATCGCACGTCAATTAGCCTTGGCTTTCTTGAATAACTAGTTGCCATACATCCTCCTAAATATCTGCCGCTTTACTAGCTCTACGAACACGATTCCGCATTGGTTTCTTCCGTGGAGCAGTTACTGTTGTAGCGGAATAGCCTCCACCTTTAACTACTTCCGCCAATCTATCCCAATCGGGGTGGATTGAGTTCATACATGCTAGGTTATAGACTCGTAAGTCCAATGGTTCATTACGAACCCCTGCAGTAGGTTCCCATATTTCATGGATAACGCCCTTACGTTTTACTTTCTTCTTGTGTTCCGAAATGATCCCTTTGAAATACAACTCGTCATACCCTCTAGTTCCTAGGAATTCTTCATCCAAAGGGAAATGAAAGTACTTAGCGCCAGGTTCATCGATGGCCAATCGGTTCATTACCTGTTGTTTCCCATCGTCTACACCTAGCATGACAAGTGGAATCTTGCTTCCAGATGCTTTACCAATCTTATAATTTAACGGTATGCCAGGTGTTCCGGCCGTACCTTTGATGGCAAATCGTTGCTTGCTAAAGTTCTTTTCACAGTATTCATATACTTTTGACGTGTAGTGACCGCCGGAGTCAATGAAAGCACGTGCTACTTTAAGCCCTGTTCCGTTCTTAAATCGGTACACCTTATCAAGCACCGCATCAAGTGCATCCCATGTCGCTTTATTATCAGGTTCTCCTAAGATAACACCCTTACAGATCCCCCAACATTCTTCACCGTACCCCCAACCGGTGATTTCATACTCTAACCGGTTGTCTTGTGTATCGACGGCACCAGTTAGCAGTAACACACCGTCCGGAAGGTCTGCGCCGTACTTCTCACGGCGCCTAATGAATTGTTGATAGTCTTCGAATGCACCTTGTTGCGCATATGATTCACCAAAACGAGTATTCATAACTACTTTTTCACGTGTAGGGTCGCCTTTTGCCTCTAGCCATTCCCTCATTATGTCATTCCATGTGAGCCACGGAGACGTGAATCCATTCACAAAAAAACTACGTATGCCATTATGCAACGCAGCTGGGTTTTTCGATATGTACTTTTGAGGGACTTTCCGCATTTCGTCTTCAGAGAATGTAGATCCGCAATCTGGACACCGCCATTTCACATCACTAACTACTACAATCTTCCGGCCTTTAGCGTCCTTATGTTCCTCTGTCTCACATTCCATCTCAGTATGTCGTATCAAATGATACTCACCACAATTAGGACACTCATGTTGCCACTCTTCTTGCGTACCTGTTTGATACTCTACATCGATTCGTGAGCTACCTTCATTAGTTGGCGTGGAGAATAGCCCCATAACTCTATTCCAGAATGTTGTCATACGTTTGGCAGCAAGGTCTACTGGGTCACCTTCTGTACCGGCACTATCTGGGAAACGGTCTACTTCGTCCGCAAGTAGCACACGCACAGGACGTGATGCCAATCCTGCCGGACTGTTCGCCCCACACATAATAAGACGGCCACCAGGGAATAACTTAGATAAGATTGTGTTCTTACCATCTCTTGTTTTGGCACCGTCTTCAGATTTCGTTTCATAGAATACCTGTGATAGTACTTTTGTATCACGGATCATTGGAGAAATACGAGATTTTGAATAATCTTGAGCCAATTCGATAGTCGGTTGAATCATCATAACCGCACATGGATCAAGATGAGCGTATCGCCCTAGGACATTATTCATGATATCTGATTTTCCCACTTGACTGGCGCTCTTAACCACTACACGATTAATACCAGGTTGCGTGAAAGCATCCATAATATCCTTTTGATATGGCGCTCTACTCGTTTTCCAACGCCCTGGTTCAGCAGAAAGGCCTTGTGATAGCATGCGATAATCGTCAGCCCATTGGCTAACACTGGTTTTTGGTAGTGGTTTTAGACCCATTTTAGAGACGTATTGCCACAATTCTTTTGCCGTTTTCATGCTATCACCTCCTTTTTTGCATTAAAAAAGCACCTAATTTGGCGCTTTATCGTCGTCTAAATCATCGCTATCCATGAATAATGACGGCGTATATTCACTTAATTCTGATAATTTGTCCTCGATTTCTTGAGTTAACAGGTTATATGCTTCCTCTTTTGTTACATTCTGTAATTGTGGAGCCAGTTTTGTTGGCAATCCTAATAATTGTGTACGCAAATTCACAAGCATTTCTGTCATAACCTGTTCTACAGTATCTGCTGAGTACACTTCGCCGTTCATTTTGGCTAGCTTCAACTCAGCAATCTTGCGTTTCGCACGTTCATTCTTGGCCTTTTCAACCTCGAATATCGCATCATCGGAACTGCTTTCCTCTTCAGCAAAAGATTGGCCCTTATATTTGACATAATTGATAACGGATTTGATAACCAGAATTTGGTTCTTTTCATCCGTTGCTAAAACCCCTTCTTGGAGCAGTTGCGAAACACGTTGACGCGAGAGCCCAAGTGCTTTTGCCAAGTTCGACTGAGAGGCTGTTGCTGTTTTCAAATCATCTGTAATTTTCACTTATCAATCAGCCTCCTTTCATTACCTGTATCACTAGCAAGGCCATAAAAAAATTAAAATCTAGGCAAATTTTGGGGTCTCGGCCACCGCATGCTTTTAATTTTTGCTAGAAGGACCCACAAAAAAATTGCTCAAAAATTTAACAAAACACGGTATAATTTAAATTTATTTTTACGACGAGACATACGGAGCTCATCTTCGTGACGGTGCCGTGCTACTTTAATACACTCTTATTCTGCTTATATTTACCGCATTCCTTATGTACCTTTGCAGTTTTTATTTTTACTAAAGAATGTGAAGGTGCATACGATTCACACATATGATCAATGCGAATTGCATTAGCCTTGCACCAACCTTTAACGTTATTCAGACATCTTTTTTTCTCGCAATGCACATCAGTCAATCGTATTCACCTCGCCTCCTTAAATTTGCATATAAAAAGACCACCTAACCGTTAGATTAAGTGGTCTTTTCGTTTTA